TCCGATGCAGATTCAGGTCTTGGAGCCTGACTACCTCGACCACAACAAGACCGGCAAGAACGGAGCGAACCGCGTCATTCAGGGCGTGGAGTTCGACCCCATCGGGCGGCGCGTAGCCTACTGGCTCTTTGGCGACCACCCCGGCGACAACGACTCGTTCGGGAGATTCACCTCGCAGAGCTACCGCGTCCCCGCCGAGGGCGTCCTCCATGTCTACCGCAAGCGCAGAACACAGGTGCGCGGCGTGCCGTGGTTGGCCCCGGTGATGATGTCGCTTCGGGATCAAGACGAATACTTCGAGGCCGCCATCGTCAAGAAGAAGATCGAGGCGTGTTTCTCGGCAATTGTCGTGCAGAACGAAGGCCCGGACATCAACCCGGTCGGAAGTACCGCAACCAATAGCGACGGCCAACTTGAGGAGAGCATGGAACCGGGAATGATCCGGTACTTGCGCCCCGGCGAGGACATCAAGTTCGGTGCGCCAGCAGGACAGGGCGACGGATACCGCGAGTTTATGCGGGATCTCCAGTGCCGCATTGCATCCGGTATCGGCGTCACCTACGAGCAGCTTACGGGCGACCTGTCCAACGTGAATTATTCATCCTATCGCGCCGGCCACCTGTCATTCCGCACGAAGATGGATCAGTTCCGGTGGCTCTGCCTCGTGCCGATGTTCCTAAATCCCGTCTATAAGTGGTTTGTCAATTACGCCGTCGCCTCTGGATTTGGCCCGGAAATCAACTACGGCGTCGAATGGTCAATGCCGGGATTCGCCAGCGTTGATCCCGAAAAGGACGCGCGCGCATTTGTAGCCAAGATCCGCAGTGGCCTCAAGACCTGGCCCCAGGCTGTCGGCGAGGAAGGCTATGACCCCGACGAGCAACTAGGGCAGATCGCCGAGTGGAACAAGAAGATTGATGCAACCGGGGCCGTTTTCGACTGCGATCCCCGCAAGCGCACGGCAGCGGGGCAACGGGTGACGGTTGATAACGCCGCAGGAGTTCGAGAGGCGAAAGGAGAGATCGATGGGGAAAATTAAAGTTCCAATGCAGATGCTTGGGGCTGAGATCCTTGCGGCCGAGTCCGAAGAGGATCGGCGCTTCAAACTCAAGTGGTACACGGGCGCGACCGTCCCGCGATACTCATGGGATGAGGGCTCCTACAAACTCACGCTGTCGATGGAGCCTAAGCATATCCGCATGGGCCGCTTGACCTCCGGCAAGGCTCCGCTCCTCAACTCGCATTCGAGCTACGACCTTTGGAACGTCATCGGCGTTATCGAATCCGCCGACACCGACGGCAACGCCATTGCCCGCATGAGTCCCCGCGCCGAAGTCACCCCGTTCTGGGAGGACGTGAAGGCGGGCATCATCCGCAACGCCAGCGTAGGCGCGCATATCCACAAGCTTCAGGACGTGAGCAAGAAGGACAAGGAAGGCAACGTCCTTGAGCGCGCCTATCTCGCCACAGATTGGGAGCCGATGGAAGTTTCCCTTGTGCCCATCGGCGCAGACCCCAGGGCCGGTATGTCGGCCAATCTCGAAGACAAGGAAAGATTCACGGAAGCCGAGATCGTCTCGGTTTCCTTCACCGGGGCTTCGGCCCGCTTGGAGACCACCATGAAGGAAGACACCGCTCTGGCGGGACAGGAAGCCCGCACCAAGAAGGAAGAGGAAGAGAAGATTGCCGCCGAGGCCGCCGAGGCCGAACGGAAGCGCATCATCGAAGCCGGGATCGCAAAGGAACGCGCCCGCGTGCAGGCGATCAACGCCACTCTGAAGGCACTTGGGTTGCCGCAGTCCTTCGGAAGCATTCACATCGAGAAGGGCACGGACGCCGACACCTTCAACAAGCTCGCCATTGACAAGAAGGCCGAGGAGCTTAGTATCCCTCCCACTCCCCCCACTGACGGACACTCCCCCGCCGAAGTTCTGACTGACGAGGCCGACAACAGGCGGCGCGGCATGGTCGGCGCGATGCTGAACCGCTTTGAGGAGGGATCGTGGGCGTACATCGAGAAGGAGAACGACTTCTCCTTCGACGCCAACAAGAAGAGCAAGTTGTGGGATGGCTCCCGCCCGTACATGGGGATGAGCCTGCTTGACTGCGCGAAGGAATGTCTGACCGCCAAGGGCATCCGGTGGCAGTCGAAGAACCAGAGCGAGATCGTTTCCCTCGCGTTCCAGTCCACCAGCGACTTCCCGTACATTCTGGCCGACAGCGCGAACAAGACCCTGCGCGCCGGGTACGAACTGGCCCCGAGCCCGTGGAAGCTCATCTCCGCGCAGCGCAGCGCCCGCGATTTCAAATCGCAGTATGAGCTGACGCTCGATTCCAGCGTCCGTCTCGGGAAAGTGCCGGAGTCCGGCGAGTTCTCGCGCGGCTACCTGACGGAAGGGCGTGAGACATGGAAGATCGCCCCTTACGGTCAGATTATCGCCGTGACCCGTCAGGCCGTTATCAACGACGATCTCGGGGCGTTCACGCGCATCCCCTTTATGCTCGGACAGGAAGTGGCCGCGAACGAGGCCGATATTGTGATCGGGCTCATCGTGGCGAATGGCAACATGGCCGACAACGTGGCCCTGTTCGAGGCGAACACCCACAAGAACTATGTCGCCTCCGGTTCCGGTGCCGCGATCTCCGTGTCCTCGCTTGCGGCCACCGCGCTCAAGATGATGACGCAGACCAGCCCCGGCGGGAAGCCCCTCTCGCTCATGCCGAAGTACCTGCTGGTCCCAGCCGCCCAGGCGACGTTGGCCGTGCAGTACACCTCCAGTACCCCCGCCGTTACCGAGGCGGCGAAGGTGAACCCCTACGCGGGCCAGTTGATCCCGCTGGTGGAACCCCGGCTCGATGCCAACAGCATCACCGCCTACTGGTATCTGTTCGCCGATCCCATGAGCGCGAACGGCACCGTGCTGGTGTACTCCTACCTCGCCGGTCAGAGTGGCCCCACGACCGAGACCCGCATGGGCTTCGACGTGGACGGCATGGAAATCAAGGTGCGTGAGGACTTCGGCGCGGGCGTGGTGGACTATCGCGGCGCTGCGATGAACCACGGCTCCTAGAACTACGGCTCCTAACTTTTCCCAATAATCATTGACAGGGGCGGCTCCCGATTGGGGGCCGTTCCTGTTTATGGAGACATCGTATGAAGAACTACATTTCCGAAGGCAAGTTTTTGAATGTCGCCTGCACTCACCCCTCCGCCCCCAATTCCGGCGACCCCGTTATTTTCGGAGCGATCCCCGGCGTGGCCGTCACGGATGAGGGCGACGGCGGCAACGCTTCTACGGATACCACTGTCTGCACCAGTGGCATTTTCAAACTCAGCGTGAAGGGCCACAACGGCAGCGCCAACGCGGCTATCACTGCTGGCGCGCTCATCTATTACAAGAGCACTGCAACCCCAGTCCTCAACCTCGACAACAGCGGGGTTGCCTTTGGTTATGCGCTCGAAGCCGTTGATTCCGGCGCGACAAGCACCATCAAGGTTCTCATCAAGTAGATGTTCGACTTCGCCGCGCATAATCCGGTTTTCCTTGCTACGTTCGGGGAGTCCTTTTCCCTCGTGCGTAACATCGACTTGCTGGATGCCTCCCCAGCAACGGAACCCTTTCAGGCCATCAATACCGCTTTTGACGCGCTTGAGGGGGTTCCCCCTGGGGATCTCAGTTCGTACCTTCGCCTGTGGGTAAACGTCGCCGATTTCACAACGCTACCCGCGAAGGGTGATGAAGTGCTGACGGCGACGACCGCCTACAAGATCTCCGATATCGACCGCGACGATTCAGGCGGAATGCTCATGCTGTGCAGATTCGATAGGGCATTGGATGGCGAATAACAAGCCGGTCAACATCTACGTCAAGAAGAAGCTAGAACTTGGAAAGCTCAACTTCACGCAGCGGCAAATGCTTGCCGTTGGCAATGCCGGGTTGAACTCCATCAAGGCCCGCACGAAGAAAGCCTTGGATGCCGAGGACAAGCCCGCGAAGCTCAAGAGCAAATCGTGGGCGCGGATCAAGGCACGTCACGGCCTCCGCAACGTGAAGGATCTTCGCGGCACGGGCCAGATGCACACGGACAGGATAGCTGCATTCCGTGGTCGCGTGGCTAAGACCAAGCGCAAGCTAAAGAACGTCGGCCACCTCATGGACCAGATTCTTG